ATTTGTATATTTGTCTAATACGATAATTTGTTCTGAAACTTGAACATGAAAACCATTAATATAGTAAACACCTTCGCCAATGTATGCTGATGAACCTGTTGCTGTTGTATCTACTGTTACAGTAGCCGCTGTTGAATCTGCAAGTGTACAATTTAATGTTTCGCCGTCTGTAAATGCGACTGTAGCATTATCTGTACCTGAATTTGTGTATTTTACGAAAAGTGTATCCGGGTCTGTACCGTCTGTAGCTGCAACACCGATAACATTTGCTGTTACGCCTGAAGTTGCACCTGTGACAACTAAACCATTATAGTCTGTAATTGAAGATGCCGATTTTGCTGATAACTTTACTGCATAGTAATTTAAATCATAGGAAATTTGGCCAGGAATGACCATTGCACCTTGCTTAAAGATGTGGTCAGATAATCTTTCAATCTGATTTTGTATAATCGTTTGTGATTGTGTTAACTCTCTAGCCTGTACTGCAAATGATGGTCTATAAAGAACTCTATGGAACTTTTTAGATTCAGTATAATCATCATAATAAGGCGTGAGGTTAAAGTCAGTTGGACTTGGCATCTATTTCCCTCTTAAAATTCTATAATCAATTTAACATTTTCTGTTTGGTCTGAAGCTCTTGTAATTGGCGCTCTGTTTTCAACATAGATAACATCACCTGCGTCTGCGTCAATTTCTGAAGCTGCATAACCTGAAGTAAACGACACATTGTTTGTTGTGCCAGTTGTGGTTGAAGGTACACCAGTTGAACTTGAAGATTGTCCTGTGATTGTATTTGTACCAGAAAAGGTTGTTAAATCACCGTTACTATCTATACCCTCATCATTAAATCTTGTTTGTAAATAGTACAAAATATTATTTGTAGTATCGTGTTCAATTACTTTACCTACAGCACCTGTTGTTGCTTGATTAATTTCTTCGTCTTTTGTAAATGTTCCTGAGTTACTTGCTAATAGAACTGCTTTTGTTCCTCTTAATGTTGTAGAAGTTGAAGCAGAACCACCTGATTCGATATTTCGAATAATTGCAACTCGTCTAAAGTCATTTTCTACTGTAAAGTCACCTGAGTTTGAAGATTCATCGCCCTCAAAGTTAGTGTTTGTCATTACATAGTAACCACCTAATTCTTGTACTGCATTAAAACCGTGGCCACCTTTTGGTTCAATAATACAATCTAATTCTGCGCCTGTAATACCTGTACCGCCGGCAGCAATAATATCAGCAAGTGTGATGTATGCAAAAGTATAACCTGAACCTACATTTGTTACCGTTACAGCTGTAATTGCGCCAGATGAAATAGTTACTGATACTGCACCAGATGAACCATCACCTCTAATCGGTACACTTGTATGTGTTCCGTCTGTACCGCCTGAACCGGCAGATTTAATTGTTACAATATTAATTGCACCATCTGTCGCAGCTGAAGATACCGTAGCATCTGTAGAAACGGCCATAAAGTCAGTTGATAAAAAGTTAACTTGTTGTGATGCTGACAATGAGTACATATATTTCCATTTATAACCGTCACCTGTTGTTAAAATAGATGTAGATGTGCCAGTTGGTTCTACAGTTGAAGATGAGTTACTATTATTATCTAAACATTTGTACACATTATTATTACTGTTGATTACATAAAAAGTTGAGTCATACAAATTTGATGCACCACTATTGGAAGTTTGAGTAGTTGTTGTGCCAGTTATTCTATTACCATAATCGTGTCTGTACATATCATAAGTTGTGCCTGTAGTCCAATTTCTTCTAGGAATACAGTATGATACATCTGAGGCTGTAATTCTTTTTGCAGCTAATAAGTCATCAAAATAATAAAATTCATCTTTGACGGAATCGACTGGAGTTAAAGGAGAAGTATCAGAACCTTCGGCTTCTGTTCTACCATCACCTCTTGTTTTTGTGCCATAAGCCTGTGGACGGCCGATAGCCATATGATACACACTAGGTGAAGCTTCGTTGAAAGATTCAACGAATTGCTCTGCATTGTGTATTCTAAATTTGTTTGTAATAATTGCTGGCATAATGTTTCTCTTGTCTTCCTTTTATACTATTTATATAAGTTTTTTATAACTCCTTAATTACGATAGCTTCAGAACTGCCTGGAGCTGCACCGAAAGTCAAAGTTGTGGAACTAATCGTATAATCAGTTGATATTGAACCATTTACAAATACCAATGTATTATCTGTTGTTGTTCCATCAGTTACAGTAAAGGTAGTTGTAGAACCATCTCCCGTAGCTGTTCTAGTATTACCAACTATTTGAGTAACACCAATAGTTTTATTTGATAGTGTTTGTGTGTCAGTTGTACCTACTAATTCTTGGTCAGAACCAGCAGGAAGTGTTAAAGTATTTGTAACACCTTCACTATGGGGTTGAGGTACAATTTTTTGACCGTGTGTATTAACTTCACAGTTTAATTGTATTTGGCCTCTAGTTGTTGAACCATCACCTCTAAATTCTG